ACCACGATATCCGGGTCTTGAACCATCTAAAGTTTTAGCAACTCTTTGGCCCATTGCATACATCTGTCTAGCTTGTTGTAATCTTGTAATTGACATTATCGTCTTCCTCCAGTTTGTATATCTAACCTAAAAGTACCTAGTTTCCAACTAGTATCTACTGCAGTGTTAGATATTGTAAGTGCTATGGCTCTACCTCTAGCACGTGTGTCTACCTTATCTGTTGTAGAAGATACTGTAAAAGGACCTAATGATGAACTAGCTGCAGCATCGTTTGGATAATTTCTTAAATCTAATTGCACGATAGCATTTCCTTGTTGTGCTATAAAATCTGGTATAATTCTACTAACTCTCATAATGTTTTCACCATCACCTCTAAGGTCACCTAGGTTGGTTGCAGCTCCTCTTATAACTTTTTGTGTAATATCATAATCACCAGATGTAATGTTTGCTGGAATTGCTGTTGTTACACCTAGTCTAACTTGATTAACTCCTGTTTCATGTTCATAATAATATGAAACCCCATCTGTGTTTCCTGTAACATCAAAAGAACTGTCTGTACCCGCATCGTATTGAGTTCCATGAGGTAACCCAAAAACAGAAGAATCTTGCCAAGTAGTTCTAATAAATAATGCACTGTCATTAACAAACCAAATAGGACGTTTAGAAGTTGAATCTAAATAACTGTACGTAACTGACTGTGTGTTAACATTAGATCCAGATTCTGGATAAAACCAAGTAACTTCTCCAAACAAATTATTAATACCTGCATAAACAAATTGATTAGATGTTGTATTAATATTATCATAAACATAATCTTCTACCAAACAGTCCATTGATTCTAGTTTACCTGTGTATCTAAAAAAACCATTGTCAGACATCCAGTATGCAGCACCATCAACTTCAACAGCTGCATTCATTCCTATCAATCCACAGTTAGTACCTACTTGTTCAAAAGCAAATGTAAACGGAGTTCCAACAAAACGCATAGTAAATAAAGCTGTGTCACTCCAAACATATAATGCGTTTCTACCAAGTTCTACTCCCATGATCCGTGATCCATCGGCCAGTCTTTGTGTACCTGCACTGTTTTCAGCTGTAGGTGTGTAGTCATTAATATTTTCTTGAGAAGAAAACCTTATAAACATATCGTCCTGTGTAGCTTTATCTCCAATAGTTGTTTCTGTTCCAAAAAATACTAAGTGTCTATCTGGAGTCGATACTAACATATCTCTAGATGCAGTTGGTGCACCAGATATAATAGTTGCTCTTGTTGTTACAGCATTTGTTAAATCTGCATTCCATTCAAAACATTCACCATTAAAAATTAAAGCAATCAATGTACTACCTAAATTGTCCAAAGACCATAGACCAGGTTCAGCTACAGTATCTGTGTCAGCTGATGATTGACCCCAACCAGAAAAACTACTGTAATCTGTAACTGTTGCTCCTGTGCTGTGAGAGGCATTTGTTGTTCCTCTAACATTTCTAGTTATTCCTGTTAAAGTATTTGTTGCTACATTTACTCCTGTGTAAGAAATTTCTTCGGTACCTACTTGTATAAAATTAGTTCCGGTTGTTGGAAAATTTAATACAGACGTTAAAATAATACTAGTTCCAGTTCCTCCGGTTCCTGCTGAATTAGCAGATAGTGATCCATTTAATGTAGTTGTTTGAGGAGCTGTCGATGTTCCACCATATTGAGATATACCATAACCAAAAACACCAACTTGTTCTGCTGGACCTACGTGAAAATATTGAAAAAAAGTTATGCCTCCAGAAGTAGTAGCACCGGATCCAGTTTCATTACTAGGCATTGTAATAGTAATGCTAGTAGCATCAGGTGTACTTGTTACCATAAATTTTTTATCACAAAAATCTACTGCTCCAAAATTAGAATTAGTAATAGCACTAAAAGTAGATGTATCACCAAATAAAATTATATCTCCTTCTTGAAAACTGTGACTACTTCCAAACGTAATAGTAACAGTTGGTGATCCGTTAGTTGTGCTAAATGCACTTGTGATTGCTGTACCTAATGGATTAACTAAGGGATGTATGTCGTAGTAAACTTCTCCTGAGTATGCATATAAAATTCTATTAGTGCCAATAATAGCATATTTAATACCTTGTTTATTAACCATGTGGTGTAGACCTCGTGCAGCACCTGTTAGTTTACTTTCACCTAACTGATTCCAACCACCTATTTTTTCAGGCGTACCATACCTAAAACGTACATTCGTGCCGCCTGTCCATTGAGACTCTGCACCTGTAGATGTAACTTGTTTATTGAATCCGGGTAAAAATCCTAATTTTTGTAACATATAAAATACCTATTTTAAATGTTCTAATATATTCTATTATAAATGAGATATCAATTATATCTTATCCCAAACAAGAGTGCTTGTATTCCAGACATAATTGTTGATAGGTGTTTCAATATCGTTTGCTATCCATTGTTGATTATCTTCATTCCAACCTATTCTATATTGAACTGTTCTATTATCACCAACATTTTTTCCTTCTGGAAGAGGGTCCATTTTAGAATCTCCAACATTTTTTCCTGCAGGAATATCATCTCCATCTTCATATGCTTCATAAGTAAGAGTTGGAGATACATATGAAATAATTGTTGGATAGGTAACCGGTGATTCCCACTCATTTTCTGAATTTAAAGTCCATGATGTATGAGGTTTTGGTTTAATAAATATATCTTTTGCAGCATCATAAGTGTAGCCTGGTGATGCAGGTTGTTTTCTAAATCTTCCATCATCAGCTGATTGTTTCCAAGGTTCTACGTTAAATAATAACCTACAATACTCTTCTCCATCAGGATGCATGTCACTAGGTACTTCAGCGCCATCAATTACAACCACTTTTGTTACAATGTTATTATCATCTAATAATGCAAATTTTGCTACTCCCATAAATTTCTCCTTATTCTCTTAATAAACTATTTTAGATTTTTAGTCAATCGAGTAAACTCGGTGCTTTTAATAGGTATACCTAAATTTGGTCGTAGGTCAAACTTATTTTCTAATGCTCCAGGAGTTTTTTGATTATTATAATGAAAAAAAACTTGAACACAGTGATCTCCTTGAAATTTTTCTCTCCAATGCTCTAACTCTGTGCCTTTATATAGTAACATATCACCAGGTTGTAAAGTTAAACTAATTCCTTTAAAATTACTTTTTGCAGTAATATCTTTATTATTAGGCACACCTACGTTTTTGTTTGGACTTAAAAATATAGGCCATGGATCACCTCCAAGATTTAAAGTTGCTGATATTTCACAACTAAAACGATCTTTGTGTCTTTTTAAAATATCTCCTTTTTTATATATTCTTGCGTAAGCATAGCTAGGATAAAGTTTTAATCCTGTTGATTTTTCTATTTGTGGTAAACATCTAAGTAATAATGTTTCCATAGCAGCATCACCATACTGACAAAATGTGTTGGGAATCTGATCATTAGCAGATTCATAAGAACCTACAAGTGTTTCAAAAGGAGAAATAAAATTATATTTACGTAAAGCATCATAAGCATCTCGTTTTAATTTAAAATATTCATATACAAACTGGCTAAGTTCTTTAGAAACTGTTTTTCTTACAAGGCAATATTTGTTTTTAACAAAAGACATATTTAATTTAAAAATAATTAAAATTTACATTAACTCGTCGTTTTACATCAGTGCAAGTACTACTGCAATGAGGATTACTTCCATCAAAAAAAACAACTCGATTAGGTTTTGGTAAAACTTTTTTAATAGTACCGTCTTTTTGTTTAAAACATGTTTCACCGTTGTTATCATTTATGTATAAAATACATGCTTTGTGTTTATATAAATAATCTTGGTGGTATCGATGTCTTCTTTTAATTTTTGAAGAAGGATAAAGATTTACTTTTATTCGTATAATACTCTTACTCTTAATAAGTTTTAAAAAATTTCTAAATAAATCAAAATAACCGCTAGCCACACAAGGCTCATAATAAACACCATGAGTCATGTAATAATAACGATCTGGGTCATCATCATCAGTAATTAAGTTTTGAAAAAACCAAGGAAAAGTATCACTTAAAATAATTTCTTTAAGCTCATCAAATTCTTTTTGTGGTAAAAAATTATCTTTTACTTGAATGGCCATCCCAAACTCCATACTACTAAACTATATCTAATTCCTTTTTTAATAGGCTTAACTCTGTGCCATAAAAAAGATGGAAAAACTACTATAGATCCTTGAGGTTTAATTTCTTTACATATTTTAGTTGTTTTTTGATTAAGTTCTGTGCCATTTCTAAAATCAAACTCTAATTCACCACCGGTATATTCTTTAGGATCTGTTAAATTTAATATAACAGATAATTTTCTCATTTTTCCATGCCAATTTTTATTTACGTTTGATCCATAAGTTTTTTCCCAAGAATCTTTATGCCACCCATAATATTGTTTTGGTTTATATTTAGTAAATTGACAGCTTTCCATCCAATCCCATTGAAAATTCCATGAAGCAGATTGATTTGCGTTATTAATATAAGGAGTAATAAGTTCATATAACCACTGATCATCTAACCACGCTACACTTGAATTTCTTTTACGTTTCATATTTTTTAATTCTTTTGTATTTAATTTTTTAACATTTCCTGTAAGCGCTTCATTAAAATGTAAAGATTTTCCATATTTAATAATATCTTCACAAGTTTTTTTAGGAATTGCTGATGAATAATACCAATAATAATCTGAAAACCACATTACAACACATCCATTTTTTTGTATCGTTCAATTATACGTTCAGGTAATATTTTTTTAACTGAAATAGGAATAGGTTTTATTTTTCCTATGTGAAGTTTATGTAAAGGAGAATTTAAAACTTTATCATTATAAGCAACTTTATTTATTTTTAATTGTGAAGAAACTTTAGGTTTAAGTTTAAAAGAATCAACTTCAATAAATTTACATATTTTATTAATTTCTAATTGTGGTTTAGTTGTTAGTTTTTTATAGGTTAGAATATGACAATTTTCTTTTGTTTCTAGTAAGTTTCGTATAGACCATAATTCCTTTCCAATTCTTCCTTTTTTATCCATTCTTGCTTCACAGTATTTATCAATATCATATGGTTTATCTATTCTTACAAATGAGGCAAGGCATTCTAATACCGGTCTATAAAGAATTATAAATTTAGGTTTTTGATATAAATTTTTTAATAAAATTAAATTTCCAGGTGTACCCCATGGACCTTTATCTATAATTGTAGAAGCTTTCCAATCTTTATAATAAACATAAAAAAGATTATTTAAAATATTATTAAATGATTTGTCATCAGGAAAATTTTTAAAAATAGAAGATTGTTTTAATTTAAAACAATCAAACAATAAGTCAGGCAAAATAGAATTTGCTGTCATAGCAATTTTTTTATTTTGATTAAGTAAATAACTTAAAAGAGTGCTTCCAGCTCTAGGCATTCCACATATAAATTTAATGTCTTTCATAATTCTTTATAACTTATTTATAAATAAAAAAAATTAAAAAGTAAAGAATTTATTTATATCAATTATGGGTTGATTTTTAAAGTTCCTGAAACTGTAAATGTAGCTATCGTATCTCCACCCGGATGAGTTGAAGTTGAATTAGTTCCTGGAGTTACAGTCATTGGATTACCTGTTGGAGATCTTACTACAACCAAACCTGTTCCGCCAATTCCCCCTGCACCATGATTAGGTAGTGGGTGTTGGCCTCCTCCGCCACCGCCTCCAGATCCTGTATTAGTACTTCCAGCTCCTGCAGGAGGGGGTGAACCTGGACCAGTTCCATTTCCTCCGCCACCTGGGCCTCCAGTACCAGAAAAAAATTCTCCACCGCCACCGCCACCTCCGGCTCTTGTAACTGACGATCCTGTAATTGTTGATGCGACTCCGCTTCCACCTCCTCCATAAGGAGTAGAAGGACCTCTTCCGACGGTGCCTGCGCCACCACCACCACCACCTACGTATTGTGGTGCTGATTTAAATGTTCCACCGGCACGACCTTGATTAGTTGTTCCAGGATAAGTTGTTGAAGCACTTTTAGATCCACCACCAGATCCACCTGGACCTGCTGGATTATTTCCTGAAGATGGACCACCATCACCTGCTCCACCAGCAACACTTTCAATTACTGTACCAATAGATGAAGCCGTACCTCTAGATCCAGCTTGACCTCCACCCGAACTAGGGGCAGATCCTCCGTTACCAACGGTAATTGTAATTATTTCTCCTAGAATTAATTCTGCTTTTGATTCAGCGCTTCCGCCACCACCAGATGTTTCAGAGTTAAATGAGTTTCGGTAACCACCAGCTCCGCCACCTCCACCATATCCGGTTCCTCCGCTACCGCCTCCAGCGATAACTAAAAAATCTACTTCTATGGGAACACCACCTGAACCAGATCCAAAACCTAAAACTTGATATCCAAACATATTCTATTTTCCTTATGCGTCGTTAGCAGCGTCAGTAGTAAAGAATAATTTAACCCCTAGAACTCTACATTCTCCGGTAAAAGTATCACTACCGTCTGCTGCATCTCTAAAAAATTGAAAGTATGTTTGCTCACCTGCTGCAGGAGAACCCGCAACTGTTACTGCACTACTTTCACCTGTGATTTGTTGATCTTCAACTGTTCCAATACCAGCATCTGTAATATTTATTGCTGTTCCATATGCAACATCAATAGTATCATTATCTGCACATGCAACTGCTTGCAAACCAAAAATAGCATTACCAGTATTAGTTGTGCTTGGAGACCAATAAGCTTGATAAGTTATTGTTCCTTCGTTCCATGATTTTGGCATAGCTACTGTAAATTGTGTAAATTGTTTTGTACTAGCATCAAAGTCAAATACTTTTAAATCTGGTCTTGTAGCTGTTGTTTCAACTTGAGCTGCGTCTGCAGGATTAGTAGTTGGTCCATACATTGCTGTAGCAGGTATCCACATAGTTTCTTTACCAGCAATTTTAATTGCAGATCCTCCTGAGTTAAGAACTCCTGAACCTTTAGGATTTATATTAATACCAACGTTAGTTTCACCTGTTGCTGAAATAACTGGTCCAGTAACTCCTGTAGCTGCGTTAGCTATAGTAATTTCATTA